CGTATAAGCATGGGTTAGACATGTCGTTAACGTTACTTTGAGTACACTGTCGCGTCGTAGGTGTTGCAGCATAGCTGTAAGCGCTCCCATAGTAAGAGTAAATACCATTACCAGTAGTTCCAGATACAATTTGACACTGAGTATTGTTGTAGAGAGTTCCACTACTACAGCTGTAACAGCTACCGTTGTATTCTGTAGTGCCAGAAGGACACACAGGTGACCCTGCACTACAGCCTTCACATTGACCATTACTAGAGTTTAAAGAACCGCCGTTAGGACAGCTACGGCAAGTGCCAGCGTAGAGGCTTCCACCTGATGGGCAAGAATAACTGATGCTGTTGTTACAAGAGTAGGTTGTGGTAGTAACAGTTCCATCAGCACACTTTTTACATACTCCATCAGATTGGTCAAAGGTAAATCCAGAAGGACAGGTATAGCAGTTAGTGCCGTAAAGCTGTCCAACAGAGCACGAGTAAGATGTTGAATTGTTACAAGAGTAGTTTGTGTAAGAACAATCAGTACAGTAATTTGCACCTGTTGAATAGGTGTATGTGTATTGTTGATAGTAAGAGCTGTAGTAAGAGCCGCTACCACTTACCCACCACGCAACTCCGTAACCGTTAGTTACATCGGCAGTTACTGTTGCGGTTCCAGTACCGAAGGATACAGAAGCTACGCCAGAAGATGATGAGACGCCTTTACTTCCGTTGGTAGACCAAGCGCCAGAGTGAGTTGTCCAAGGACTACCAGAAGAAGTTGTGCCTAAAGTAGAGCCCGAACGGTTAAAGTTATCTGTAATAGTTGGCAGAGGAACAACGCTATTTGATGTTACTCCCCCACTTACGCCAGCAGCGTTTCTTGCTTTTAAAGTGAACGTGTATGACTGAATTGCTGCAAATGTTCCTGAAACACTGACGGTTCCACCCGCTGCGCTGGGGGTTCCAGAGTAAGTTAGGTTAATTGCAGGGTTAGAGACAATGTCCCCTGTGCTTGTTCCGCTTCCTTGCCACGCAGTAAGTGCTGACCCGTTTATAGCAATTGCACCGTATGTTAAGTTTACAGTTGTTGTGTTTGCTACAGCAGCGCTCAAACTTGCTGGTGTACTAGGGCTTGCTGGTGCAAATGGTGTAATACTCTGAGATGTAGCAGTTGCAGTACCCATTGGGTTAGTAATGCTAAAAGATACGCTGTACTGAGTTCCCTGTACATAACTAAACGTATAAGTTAAAGCGCCTGAAGTATTTCCTACAGGACTTGTCCCTGCGGTAGTTGCTGCGGTACCAGAAACTTCTGAAACATACGAAGTGACAGCTTGTCCACCAGTGTTATAGGAATACGTTCCAGTAATGTTAGTGTTGCCAGTACTGGACAGGGTAAATGTAGGAGTGCTTGGGATAGTTGCAGCAACCCGCGAGTTACTTGATGCAGATGCTGGAGAATCGCCATTTGCGTTTACTGCTTTAAGAATTACAGAGTAAGAAGTGCCCGCTACAAATGCTGGAGTTCCAGAGGTACTCTGCGTAGTTAAAGTCATTGGGCTTGTATTGCTTGGCGCTGTTATGTAAGTAGTTCCGCCATCTGTTGAGTACTTGTACGAAGTTATTGCTGAGCCACCTGTGCTTGTTGGTGCTCCAAACGTTAAAGTGAATTGTGGGTTAGAACCATAGGCAATACCAGTGACGTTTGAAAGAGTACCAATAGTAGGGGCAGATTCAGGAACAGAAGACGGAGTAATGAAGGTACTTGCAGAAGAGGCTAAGCTTGTTCCATTAGCGTTAGTTGCGGTAACTGTGTAGTTTCTAGAGATACCTACAGTTTCAGATATAGTAATTGGAGAAGTTGCCCCAGAAACAACTGTGGTGCTAGAAGAGGTTGCTGTAAAAGTTGTAATTGATTTTCCACCAGTGGCGCCAGCGGTAAAGACAACCCCAATGTTTGCAGAACCAGTATACGCCTGACCAGTAGCAAGGGTAGGAGTTCCAATAGTTGGAGCCTGTGGAACGGTAGTTGCAGTAATACTATTTGAGGCGCTAGAGGCGGTACTTGTTCCTACAAAGTTTGTTGCTGTTGCTGTAAAAGTGTAAGCGGTATTAGATTGCAATCCAGTTACAGTCAAAGGAGAAGAGGTACCAGAGGCTGTGAATCCGCCAGGGCTAGAGGTTACGGTGTAAGAGGTTGCTTCAAAGCCAATTGGACTTTGGGTAAAGGTAACTACTGCTGCGCCATTATTAAACGCTCTATCTGTTCCTACATCTGTAGCTGTGCCAATGGTTGGAGCGTTAGGTACTTGCCTACGGCTAGAAGCCGTTACTCCAACAATTGACATCAGTTAATTCCTATCACAAAACAGGGAGAATACTATGAGATATTGCTCATGCACATATTGTAGAGCGGGCTTCTTCCTTTAGAGGGGCAATCCACGGATTAATTCATTGTAGGCTACACGCTTTCCATAGTAATCTACCTCAAAAGTATCGTTAAAAGCTGACTTAAACTCCTGTGAATGAAGAGCGCCACTAAAGTCTTTACAGACCGTATCACTTGCGGAAGCTTGCTCAACAAACCGCGTTAAGGGGCAAGCCCATACGTTTAAATTGCCAGTTAAATAGTCTTCATCTTTTAAATTTTTTATAATTATTTCAAGATTTTTTGAGTTTTTACCCACAGCATAATTACAATTATTATACTTAAGATGACCTGGCTGAGAAGCTGCTAAAAGGTCATGGTCACACTGTAAGGTATCAAGCATGTAGTCTAGAGGAGACTTACATACCGAATCCATATCTGCATACACCCCACCATATGTATAGGTTACTAGGTATCTCCATAAATCTGCTTGAGTTACAGGGGTTAGTTTTTCAAAGTGAGTATAAAGTACGGGGTCCTCTGTTTTTACAAATTCTGCCCTAGCTATATGGTCAACGTACCTGTATTCCCAGGTCGGATTTAAATTTATCCAGGTCTGGGTTACTTGCCTTAAATGTTCTGGTAATTCTTCATATAGGTAGTTATGTGTTTGCCAAATTATCTTAGGAACATCTTTAGGCATAAAAGCTCTTTTCGTTAGTACTTGTTGTTGTTTATATGACTTAGCTCTAGGTGGTTTATATTAAAGTGTTTTGGGAGCGAACCAACCCACCGAATAGCTTCTGCCAGGTCTTCTGCTGTCAAAGCATTGTCTTTTTTTTCAACTTGAGTATCTATAGTCCCAGGACAAACTTCTGTTACTTTAATCCCATACTCTGGAAACTCCATACGCATTGTATCTACTAAGGCCATTTCACCTCTTTTTGCGTTGCTGTAATTTCCCCCACCCCTATAAGGGGTTTTACCGCACAAAGAAGTTATAAAGATAATGGTTGAAGACTCTGATTTTTTCATGGCAGGAACAAATAGCTGTGACAAATACATTGGACCAGATACGTTTATATCGTAAGCCCGTCTAAAATTATCCATAGTTTCGTTTATAAGATGTGTTGGTCCAGACCCCCCGCCAGCGTTATTAACTAAAAGGTCTAGGGTTATGTCCTTGTACTTCTCGTAGAACGCTTTAATTTCTTCTGAGCTTGTAATGTCTAATCTGTATACTTCAACGTTGTCAGATACAAGCTCAGATACTTTGGAAAGGTCTCTTGAAACAGCAATAACCTTGTACCCGTTTTGGGATAGAAGCTTGACTGTTGCTAGGCCTACGCCTTTGCTTGCCCCAGTAACAATAGCCGTTTTCAATTACATACCTTGGTTCTTATTAAGCTCCATGTCGTTATGAATCCAATGTCCAGGAATCATATACTTAAAGCCAGACTTTACAACGTGTGCCGTATGAAAATACGGTGGAAATGCTGGAAATATGACAACGCTATTTGCTTTTGGCTTTAGTCCAAAGTCAATTGCTTTAGCTGCAACAGCTACGTCATAGTCTAAGTCTACTCCTGGAGCTGACCCTTTAGAAAAACCATCAGCGCTGGTCCATCCACCGTCATAGTCCTTTAGTTGAAAAGATATTTCTCCGCCTTCACAATCATCGTTTAAGTACATTACTAATGAATATCTTAGGGTTTTATCTCCGTCTAATTGGTCAAAGTGTGCGCCCATCCCAACCCCAGTGTTGTACTTTTTTATGTTAAAGGTTGGAAAAAGTCTTGGCTCATCAAAGTCTCCCAAAGAAGAGGCATAGTCTTTGCAAACGCTATACATTGTAGTCATAATAGCGTGGTAAATATATTTACTTTTTTCTGCTACTTCGGCTGCCTGGGGCGAGAAGATTGGACTAAGCCGGTTCATTGCATTAATATCAAAAGTCTTTGTTTCTCCATAGATAAAATCTTTATCATTAGAGGCAGTCCAGGTGTTCCAAACATTTACACCCGACTCTGGGTATTGCTCAAGAGTGTCTAGCTCTTTCCAAACCTTTTTAAAAGTATCAAAGTCTTCAATAGCATCGGTGTAGTAGTACGTTTTTGGGTCTAGTATTTCTCTATCCATGTGCTTCTTCCTTAATACTTATTCTTTGCGTAATGGTCTTTTTCTTTAATGAACCCGACAAGAACATACCGTATTTGTCCATCCCCTACATGCTTGACTCCGTGCTCATACTCTTCGTTTCCTGGAAAAAATAACATAGTTCCTGGTTTAGGCTTTAGCTGAATATCAAGCTTTGGAAAAAATAACTCGCCGTCTGCATAATCATCATTGATGTATACAATGGTGGCGTATTTTATAGACGGGTCTGTTTTTTGGTCAGTATGCGCTTTTAACTCTACTCCTGCTTGCATCCGCTGAATTGTTGCAAAGCCACTTAAGATTAATTCTGGGTCAGCTTTGACCACCATTGAGTTTACAACCTCATATAAAGGTCTTTGAATCTCATGATGTAGTATGTTAAAGTTTTTATCTTTCCAATTTTGAGTAATTTCAAACTTACCCTCAGCAACCAGATTTTCTACGTCATCTCTACCAAATTTTTCCATGCAAAAATACTTTAAGTTTGCGTGGTACTCTACTTCCCAATCTTCTTGAGAGGTACTGTGGATAATTTCCCAAAAAGTGTCTATTTGGTCTTGTGATAAAAAGTTCTCAACAGAGAATAGTTCTGGGGTAATATCTGTAACTACATACCCGCTGTCTATCAGCTGTTGTTTAAAAGACTCAATCATTTGTACTCTCCCCTAGTTTGTACTTATTTCCAGCCGCATCTAACTTCCAACCCTGCTTAAGAAGTTCTTGCCACTCTGCTCGTTCAATCTCTTGTTGCGCTCTAGTGGCCTTCATCTCTTCAGCCCATGCATCTCGCACCTCTTGTGGGTACGCTGACTCTTCTCGGTCATCCCAGAAAGAACCAATGGTGTATCTGACACCACCTGTAATAAGAGATACTTCGTGCATATTGTTAAACCCGCCGTCAAATACAGCAAGCAGCCCAACTTCTGGTTTAATCTCTAAGTTTTGTGCTGGGAACCGTAAAAGCCCACCTTCAAAATCATCGTTTAAGTATAGAAACCCTGCGTAGCGGCTTCTTGTAAACGCACCTGAGTTTCCTTCAGCATCTGTGTTGTCAGAGTGAATTCTTGCGTATGCTCCTGGCTCCCACTTCTGTGTGTGGTACCCAATTTTACAGATTGTTTTTGGGTCAAGGTCGTGGACTGAAGCAATTGCTTCAGGCATTGCCTTTTCAATATCTGAAAATATAGTTGGAGATAGACCAGCGTCAATAACCTCTTGGTCGTTGTCTTGTGGCAAAACAGAAGAATATGACTCGTAAAATGAGATTGGCATCCAAGAAATTGCCCCATTGTCTGCTTGAGCATCTAGGGCTTGAATCATCTTTTTGCAATCTTCTTTGCTTATAAAGTTCTCATAAACAACGATGTCTTTTGTTAGCCTTTTTTTGTTCGCTAGGTTCATTGTGCTTTACTCCGTTTAGTTATTTAATAGGGATTTATCTCCAGCAATTAACTTTTCTATCTCTTGTTGAACAAGGGCGTACTCTTCCTCAAATACTTCTTGAGTTCTACCTTCTCCCAAGGTAGCTGGGGTTCCAGCAGCTATTAGGGCTTCTTTCAGTGTCTTTTCAATATCGTAGTTTAATACTGTGCATTGAAACCAATTAGCAACATACCCATCTCTATCAATAAGGTACTTTTCAAAGTTTCCGCCTTGCATTGCGCCATTAGCTACAGGTTGATTTAGCCAAGGTGACAAATAGCCATCTCTGTCTGGAATGCCAAGCTCTCTTTGCTTTGCGGCGTAAGCGTGCATTTGGTCTTTAATTTCACGATACAGTTCGTGAGTTTCTTGTCTAGGCTGCCCTAAGCCGTTTACAGAATCATCTCCCTTATAAGGGCTAAGCTCAGTAGCACTTTTGTTTGGGTTTGATGAAACCATTTCTGAAAATTGAAACGTAGTTCCATAAACCTCTTTGCCGTACTCTTGCGAGTCTAAGCCACAGGTTATGCCTTCAGACCATTTTCCTTTAGTAACGCCAGGTCCACAGTAGTCATTTGTAGGAATAGCAATCACTTGGAAATCATCTCCACCGTACTTATCTTGAAGCCATTGAAGAACTTCCATTTGATTAGCGTTACCACAGCCAACGGTCGTATTAGCCAACAGGGTTACTTTACCCTTAAATTGACTTAAGAAGTCAGGGGAGCCCTCAGCTGAGTTAAGTGGGATATCGTAAATTGATTTCATAGTTGTATTGTAACCTGTCCTTACGGTTGTTTGTCTCCTGTATGCTTTGTTATTTCCCAAAAAAATGGGCATGTAAAACGTAAGCCGCTTTTTACTTCAGTAACCCCGTGAATATAGTTTTTGTCACCTGGGAAGAAGTAAGCAGCGCCTTTTTTAGGCTTAAACTGCACACCCTGTAGTGGGAAGTACAGCTCTCCGCCCTCATAGTCGTCATTTAAATAAAACAAACTTGATAGGTCATAGTTTGGAAAGTCGTTAGGTGTTCCAGCGTCGGGGCCCTCGTGGAGCTCTTTATCAGCGTGTGGTTTTTGAAACTGCCCAGGAAGCCATTTAACAATAGTTGTGCCCGTAGGGTGAACCTCTACCTTGTAAAAGTCTTCAATAATTGGTCTTAGTCGTTGAAATAGCCCAGCAATTACTGGGGATATTTTTGGGTCATTTTTGTCTAGTGTTGGTTGAGTTGCGACTCGGTCTTTCCAATAGTCTGAGTCGTAGGTAACGGTCCCATTCTCATTCGTATGGCTTTCCGTAACATCCCAAATTGTTAAAGACTTAGCAGCTTTTTCTAAGAACTCTATCTCTTCTTGGGTCATGAAGTTCTCTAGCTCAACAATCATGTCTTTGCTATCCCCAAACCAGCCTGACGGGGTCATAGATGGCGTTCTTTTTGCTACAGTATACGAATCTTTGTTTTGTTCCATACTCATAGTGTATCCCTTTTCGTTTTATCTATTACCCCTAATTTTAGGGTTTTTACTTCATGAGAGCCTAGGGTTTCGTCTTTTTCGTTTACAGCGTCTCTGTACCAATCTGTCCATTTTCCAGCAGAGTTTACCGTTTGTGCGGCATCCCCATAGGACATGTTGGCGTTTAATCGTTTGTTACCTGGGTCTTGGTACTCAACAACTTCAATGTTTGTTCCATTTAACTTTGACAAAGATATCGGGATAATTGTGGCGACTGGGGTTCCAGCCTTAATAACTACCCTCTTATTTGCAATCTTTGCCTTGATAGCTAAAGGCAATGGGTTGTCGTAAAAAGATGTGCTGATTAGGGACGACATGGTTTCAAACTCATCACTAAAATAATTTACTGGGTTAATGGTAAAGATACTGACATCTTCATCTGTTCTAAAAACCAGTCCCGTGTTTAAGCTTATAGAGGATTGACCTCTACCAGAATAAGCCCCTTCTGGACTAAACACTTGGACACGGTCTGGTGTTTGGTCGTTTATTCCATCCCAAATAAACTCAATGTCCTGTAAGCACGATAGACTCCAGCCAATTACATTTGACTGGGTTACTGGAAAACACCTGTAAGCATGCTTTTCTGATGTTGCATCCATCCAGTCTCTTTTAATTGACATAGGTTGGACATCAAAAAGAGCCCCCTGTGTCTTTTCAACGGAGATGTTAAACATTAATCTGACTCTGCGCTATACATCTCTGGGGTGTGAAACTTTTTGCTGTAATCAAGCATTGTTACAATAGAATACTTAATTCCAGAGGTTACTGGCATTGCTTGATGTGGGTACATAAAATTTGATGGGAAAATAAACAGGTCTCCAGCATCTGCTTTAACCTTTAAGTTTTGTAACCTAAAGTAAAGCTCGCCACCTTCATAGTCATCATTTGGATATCCAACTAAAGAAACTGTACAGTTATAAGAAAATCCATGGTCATGATGCTCCATAAAGTGCTGTCCTGGACCGTACTTAATGAAGTTGAATGCTTCCCAGTACTTTAGATTGTTAATGTTGTACATCTTGGAATAGTCTTGAACCGCAGGCAATTTAACGTCGTATAAGTCTTGCCACAAAGATTGAAGGTTTAAACTGACCTGACTCTTGTCGTTTTCAATGTCTGTCTTCTTAAACTTGAAGTCGTTGCAGTCTCTGTACTCTGGCATAAGCTGCTTATACCCAACATACGCGGGTTGCCAAGCATATCCAGTCACATCTCCTTCTGGCTTAAGGTTTGCTTCAATTCTACCTATAACATCAATGTCTTTATTGATGACGCCCTTATAGCAAAAGATGCCACTGCCTAAATCAACTTTTTCTGTCCATGTTTGCATTACATTCTCCTATTTGTAGTCTCGTTTTGACCAAACTTTGGTTTGGTATATGCCGCCATCAGGCTGACGGTAAAATTGCATGTTCTTTACTAATTTATCATACATTGTAGATTGGTCTGGAATGTCTATTTTGTGTTCCCAGTTTTCTCTTTTAAACGGAAGAACCTGCATATACGGAGTTCCTTCTGGAATGGTACCTTCCCAACCTTCTGGAAGAAAAAATGGGAAAGTTCCAAGTAAGTGAAGTTTGTCTGAGTCTACAACGCCAGTAGTATTTAGGAATGGTAAGTCAAACCTATTTATTGGGGTCATAAACAGTGCGCTGTATCCCTCTGGAAGTTCTAGTCCCCAAGGAGAGCTCCAAGCAAAATGAGTTTGATAGTATCCTTTTGGATGCTCAAACTGTGGCATTGGGGGCCTTTGGGTACAGAAATCTTTGTACTTAGGGTTATCAATTTTTACATCTATGATTCCCTGATTATTTTTGTAGAAAGTTAAGTCGCACGGTGTTTTAAAGATGTACCCAGTTGTAAAGGCGTCCATAATAGCTGGGCACGCTTTCCACGTAGGAATTTTTCCATAGTCATCTGTCGTACCCTCTTTAGGGAATGGGCAAATCTCTTTTGGAGCTTTGTAGTATTCCCCACTTGGCATTTTTGCAAATCTGTCTGCATCTTTATACCAAGCAGGCATTTCTTTTTGTGTTGGTACGGGAACAGAAATATGCTTCTTATCTATCCACGGACGAAAAGACCTAAATATGGCTATTAAAGCCATTACTTGTGGCCTAACTCGTTAATGTCTGTCATCACAACAACGCAATATTTTGTACCTGAAACCATCGGCAGAGAAGCGTGCTCATAAATATAGTTTGATGGGAATACGGCAATGTCCCCTACTTTTGGTTTATAAACTAAGTTATCAAGTCTTGGGAACTTAAGGTCTCCACCTTCATAATCATCGTTAATATAAATAACCGCAGATACTGTGCAGTTGTATGCAGGACCGTGGTCTGCGTGAATGTTGAAGTGAGTCCCTGCCCCTTCATACTTTACAAAGTTAAAAGCTTCGTAATATACGACGTTAATACCCCAATACCTAGCATAGTCGTCTATACAGTACTTAAGCTTTTGGTATATCTCCTCATGCAAGTCTATAAGTTCAGCGTTTGACTCATCTCTTGGCCCAAGGTTCTCCTGCTTATACTTAAAATCTACACAGTCTCTTGCCCGCTTAACTGGGACAGCAGACTGTGTAACTTGCGCCTCTGACCACTTATATTTGTTGCCTGATGATAGATTGGACTCAAGAGTGTTAATGTATCTTGCGGCATCTTCACTTGAGAAAGTGTTTTGGTAGAGGTGTAGTCCCAAACCTAAATTTTTAACACTTACTTTATCGTCTAGAGCTCTTTCAGGAACTCTATTTGATGCAGTCTCTGACCTATCTTTTGTAAACCAGATGTTTTCATTTTCATTGTGCATTTTTTGCCTTCCTATAAACTAATTAAGTGGCTGTCTTTTCCATTTTCCAATAGGGCATTCTGCATCTGCAAGCGTTGTTTTTAACGGCATAATGCATCCGCATAGCTTACAGCTTTTTGTAACTTTAATAAGGTTTTCACAAGACATGCATTCATCAAGTCTTTTTTTAATAATTTCCTGGTCATCAATTCTTTTGCCAGAATCAATTAAGTGCCAAGGCCTTGAGTCTCCAAGAGCCTCTTTCCATTCACTCCATTTAGACATAGGTTACTCTGGAGACGTAAAGGTTGTGCCGTCCCAGATAGAGCCACGATTAACTGTTTGGCCCTCTGGTATTCTAAGAAGAATAACTTCTTGTGCAAAAGCGGCGGCGTTCATTAAATCTGTGTGACTATCTTTTGGGGATACTGTTGTTAAGAACAGGGTGTTATCTACTAGGAACGAGTACTTTCCCCAGTCAGGGGTATCGTTGTACCTTTCAGGCCTTTCTCCTCCAACAAAAGCTTCACCATCCCAAACTGCTCCAGGGTATACATTTGGTAGGTCTGTTGTAACCAATGTTGTTATTGGAAGACCGCTATCTAGCGCATTCTCAATGCGCTGAATTAGAGGGTCCGCATGAGGACTCTCAAGATGCAGCATATTAAAAACTTCGTAAGAGTCTTCAGATACTTTTGTTGCATACACATACGTACTCATTAAGTTCTCCTTTTGTAATTACTTAATAAATATACCATATCTTAGAAGGCGCACGAACAACCGCACCCTGCACCGAAGTCATAGTTACACATCCAGCATGCTGCTCCACAGCCACCAAAGGATGGGAAGCTAGGTGGGAAGAATGGGAAGAACGGTGGGAAGAATGGTGGGAAGAATGGGAAGAATGGTGGGAAGAATGGTGGGAAGAATGGGAAGAATGGGAAGAACGGTGGGAAGAATGGTGGGAAGAACGGGAAGAATGGAGGGAAGAAAGGAGGGAAGAATGGGAAGAACGGGAAGAACGGTGGGAAGAATGGTGGGAAGAATGGGGCTATGGTAGTAATAGACCCAGAGGCAGGAGAAGCAACACTTGTTCCATTAGCATTAGTAGCTGTAACTGTATATGTTTGAGAAGTGTTAGGAGTATCTCCAATGACAATTGGAGAGGTAGCGCCTGACCCAGAAGTTCCATCAGAGCCTGTTACGGTAAAGCTGGTGATGGTGCTGCCACCAGTTGCTGCTGCTGAGAAAGCAATTGAGTTTTGGTTAACACCAGCAGTTGGGGTTGGAGCAGACATTTGTGCGGGAACCGTTGTTGCTGTAATAGAAGCTGATGCTGCAGATGCCTGAGAAGTTCCAGCAGCGTTAGTTGCTGTTACGGTAAATGTGTAGGCCGTAGCAGACTGCAACCCTTCAACTGTAATCGGAGAAGATGCACCAGTTCCTGTATATCCGCCAGGAGATGAAGTTACAGTAAACGATGTAGCGGCAGGGGATAGTGCAGGCAAAGAAAAGGTAACTGTGGCGGCGCCATTGTTAAACGGTCTGCCTGTTCCAACGTTTGAAGCAGATACGCCTGTTGGCGCTAATGGCTCTAGAAAGTCATTAGATGCAGCAGAACGTTTACCCGTCTTCTTAGCCATTTATAATTCCCTATTACGCTGTCAGATCGCCGTAAACAACCCAGGTGTTTTCTGCTCTTTTAAAGAGAGTTGCAGTTGACCACTGTGTTCTAAGTTTTAATCCTGGTGTTGAATTTACTGTTACTCCAGCAGCTCCTGCAATTGTTACTTGTCCTGTAGAAGTTTGAAGAATATCAATTGATGTTCCAACTGGGAAGGCTACTGCTGAGTTTAGTGGAATTGTAATTGTTGCTGCAGACCCTTTTGCAACTTCAATTAGTGAATCTCTTTCAGTTAATGCTGATAGTGTGTAAGAATCTGTCTTTTGAATAATTGGTGTACGAGAAGGAGTTCCTTCTTTTGTCTGTGTGCCATCAGTAAATATAAATCCACCAGCAGTTGAGCTAATAACTGCAGTTCCATTTACCTTTAGGTCTTTTCCTGAAGCAAGGTTGATGTGCTCTGAAGATGTCCAAGAGTCTGTGGCGTCTACCCAATTAAAGGTTTTATCTGTTGTTCCTTTAAGTGTAATACCTCCACCATCGGCGGTTACATCTGATGGGCTAGCAACTGAGCCTAATTCAATATTTTTATCATCTACAGACATTGTTGTTGAATTTAATGTTGTAGTAGTTCCATTAACCGTTAAGTCGCCAGAAAGAGTTAAGCTAGTTCCAGAAATGGCTCCTGTAAATGTTGCTCCAGAAAGGTTTGCCTTAAGGTCAAGTGCTGTTTGCTGGGCAGTTGATACCGGCTTTGATGCATCTGTTGTGTTGTCAACGTTTGCAAGACCAACCATAGACTTGGTAATGCCAGAAACTGTCCCTGTAAATGTAGGTCCTGCAATGTTAGCTTTTAAATCAAGAGCGGTCTGTTGTGCTGTTGATACAGGCTTGCTTGCGTCCGCTGTGTTATCTACGTTGCCTAGGCCCACATCTGATTTAACTAAACCAAGTGGAGTGGTAATTGTTTTATTTGTAAGAGTCTGGGACGCAGTTGTTGTTACAAGGAGGCTGGTATCTGTAATCCCATGAACAGCTGTTGTGTCTGAGGTGTGTGTAGAAACAGCACTATCAGCATATGCCTTTGTTGCAAGCTCTGCTGTATCTGTAATACCGTGTACAGAAGTTGTATCCG